TAACGAATTAGGTAAGCTATTTGTACCACATATGCGTGAGATAGGATCAGGTATAGATCAGTCTATACGTAACCGTAACTTAGTTTCAGAATTAGTTACTAAAGAACCTCTACCTCTTAAATATGATATGCTAAATGGTAGACCTATCAAAGATTGGGATTTCTTAACTAGAGCTTACAATGCAGTAAGTCCTATATCTCTTAATTTAGATCAAAGCCCCGGTCGTAACTTCTTGTTTGACAGTGGGTACGATTTACGTTTATCTACATACTATGCACCAGACAGCACTAATTTAACAGATGCACCAAGAGTTAGATCTGCATTTCAACGTGCTATAGGTGAACAAAACTTAGAACGAGAGCTAGACAAGCTATCACAAGATCCGAGAATTATAGCATCCATGAATAAAATGTATGCTGATATTAGAGCTGGACTACGTGACCAGTATGATGCACGAGACTACTATCATAATATTATTATTGATAAGTTATTTCAAGCAGCTCGTAAAAGAGCTTGGGCTAAGTTAAGTGCTGATCCAAGAGCCATGGAGCTTATGGAAAAAGAGCTAGATCAAAAACGTAGAAAAGTTCAAAAGAAAACTGAAACAGCAAACATCCTCAACATATATAAATAATGTCACAACAATCCTTTTTACAAACAACAGCCACAGGATCTGACATCAACTTTACAATTACTACATTCTCATCCGATGAAATTTTAGTATATGTTGATGGTGTCAAAAAAACTGCCGGCGTTCATTATAACATAAACCCTTACAACTCTAACGGTCAAAGCACTGTAGACTGGATAGGTACAGCTCCAAGCAGCCCTAGTGTTATCCGTGTTGTACGTCAAACAGATGTACTAAACAATGGTGATACTGCTGTAGAAGGCAGGGCTACATATCAAGCTGGAGCTTCTGTAAAAGCAGACGATCTAAACAATAACCAAACACAGGTTCTTAGATCATTACAAGAGCATAACGATCAGCTTATACAAACTTACGATATAGAACCTGATGCTATAACTAATGCAAAAATAGCAGATAATGCTATAGATTCAGAACAATACGTAGACGGATCTATTGATCGTATTCATTTAGCAGCAGATATTGTAGATGGTACAAAAATAGCTGACGATTCTATAAACTCCGAACATTATGTTGACGGAAGTATAGATGAAGCACACTTATCAAACTCAGCAGTTACGTCAAACAAGATTGCAGACAACGCAGTTACAACAACTGAGATACTTAATGGTGCAGTTACATCAGCCAAAATAGCAGATGGAACTATTGTCAATGCTGATATAAGTGCAAGTGCAGCAATAGATGGATCAAAAATAGCATCATCTACAGGTTCAGCAGCTGGTACTATGTCAGCGTCTGATAAAGCAAAACTAGATGGTATAGAGTCCGGAGCTAAAGACGATCAGACAGCAAGTGAGATAAAAACATTATTGCAGTCAGATAAGATAACTAACTCTGAAATAGCAACAGGTACTTTAGACGGTAGATACTTTACAGAAACAGAGCTTACTAACGGTGCTCTTGATGGTAGATACTTTACTGAAACAGAATCAGACGCTAGATACTTTAACATAAGTTCTGGTGAGACAATCAAAGATGGCGATACATTTCCTGACAACGATACTACGATTGCTACAACCGCAGCTATTAATGACAGAATTATTGACCTTATAGATGATGTCGGTGGTTTTGATATTATACAGAGTGAGCAGCACTTTCCTAATATCAACCCACAAGGTACTACAGGTCAAGCAGCTGTACTAAGTATCAAAGCGGCCTCGACTAATTTAGTTCCTAGCGGTACAACTGTAACTATAAGTAATGGTAACTTAGCTAACAACGCTAACATTACTATAACTGGTGTGACCTCTACCATACCTACGGGCTTTGGATTTTTGGTAGAATCAACAAGCACAACACACACGTATAGTTTTCATAGATTAGTTCCAAAAGCAACAGAGGTTACAACTGTAGCTGGTAATATAACTAACATAAATGCTGCTGCAAACAATGCAAGTAATATTAATGCTGCTGTAGCTAACGCATCTAATATAAATGCTGCGGTATCAAACGCATCCAATATCACAGCTGTAGCTGGTAATAACTCTAATATTACGTCAGTAGCTGGCAACGCATCTAACATTAATGCGGCTGTAACTAATGCGTCTAATATAAATACAACAGCTAGCAGTATTACTAATGTAAACAATGTTGGAAACAACATAACAAATGTAAACAGTGTTTCTAACTCTGCTGGAGCTAACCAGACATTTACAGTTACTGTACAAAACGTAAGTGGTAACAAGTACTTTATAGATGGTGTACAGACACCTGTACTAAAACTTGCTAGAGGTAAGACATACACATTCGATATGTCTGACAGTAGTAATAGTACTCACCCTCTTGCATTTAGAGATAGCAGTGACAATGCTTATACTACTGGAGTTACGACAAGTGGTACTGCTGGTAGCTCAGGTGCTACTGTAGTTATCGTTGTAGCAGCTAACGCTCCTAGCTCACTTAAGTACTA